TTGCTGTTGGATAACGTGTACTGGTTTTGACATTAACCTTTGCTTCTGTTCTAGTACCACTAGCTGTAAAACCCATTGCTGACTTATTAGCTAATGGTACTGGTTGTTTACGTGCTAAAGGTCTTATGTCTGATAATTGTTCTTTTGCTATTTCTCTATGAAACTTAGATAAAACTTTAAGTACGTCTTTTTCACCATATCGTGCTAAATCTTTTTTCAATTTAATAATTTCGCTATTATCAATAGCTATATCTGTAAATTTTGCTGTTCTAGCCATATTAATTATCGTACTTTTTGTTTATAACCTTTAACAATGCGTCAAACATATCCATATCAAGTTCTAAAACCTCATTTGGACTTATACCTACTTCAACACTAATTAAAGCTATTAGGTCTATAAATCCAGTTATACTTTTGGGTTATCACTTGCCCCGGATATATCTAAATCATCTACTTGATCTATCCAAGTATCGTAATCATCTGTAACGCCGTTACGTTTAGCACCAAGCCACGCCAAATATAATAACCACTCGTATCGTTGTTCTTCTTGTAACTTAGATACGGGTACATCAAACTTTCTTTCAAATTTAACTATATCGCCGGGTTTTATTTTGACTTCTAACTTTGTGCCGTCGTTCATAACGACGATCATATTACCCATTAGGAAGTTGCTCTTGTAATTGTTCCAGAAGTTGGGAACGAAACGGACATAGTCGCTAGTTCGCCTACTGCGTTAGCAATCGGTATGTGTTGGTTTACAAGCACGTTACCAGAATAACTAGGGTTAGTTGCACTAACTGATCCACTTGTTGGTTTAACAACAAATGCTGTTGTTGTACCAAGTAATGGGAACAATGTTGCGTCTACTTCTGAAGCTGCGAAATCTTGCTGAAAATCTATTGATAAAGTTCCAGATTTTAAACCACCTGTTCTGGATTGGAACGTGTCCCCCATACTGGTTGTCATAATTTCATCAGCTGTAATATCTAATGTAACACTTGCTACGTGGTCTGATAAGTCCACGCTGTTTAATGTAACACTAGCGTCTGTTAAAACAAATTTTGCCAATGTGTACTCCTTTCAGTACTTAATTGTATATATTATAAATGAATTGTAGTCTTGTTTGTTATTCTATGCCGATAGTTGCGTGAATACCAAAACTAGGATCAGTTCCAGATATTGTGTAATTTAGTCGCCAATAGTCATCAGTAACTGCACCTGCAACACTTTGAAAATCTGATCCTATTGCTGTTATGTCGCTAAAGGTTATACGATCTGTTGGACTTGTAAAACTTCCGTTGTCATCTGATTGCAGTTTAAAAGTAATTGTTGGTGTTGATGTACCACTTACGCTATAACAATGTATAGCTACGTATGCTTTTTCAGCTGATGATAAAGCACCTAATTGATACGCTGCACTATTGCCTGTTGCTGTTAGGTCGCTATCTAATGCAACTGTTCCTCTTACAACAATATCTGATGATTGTGATTTAGATATTGTAAATGGTGCTAACTCGCCTACTGTACCAAACATTTGATAACTAAATAATGTTGACTTCATAAAGTAAGCTGTATTGCCTACACCTGCGTCTGGTATAGTTGTAACGACTAATTCGTTGCCTACACTAGTACCTAATAATGCGTCTGGTAGATTTGCCCCGGCTTCATAAAAACCGTCCATTGATAACGTACTATCTTTTAAAGAACCTAAAAGTGACCTAAAGCCACCACTATTAATTGTTGTAGCGTCTTGTTCCTCTGCTGTAATATCTAGGTTAACGCTAGTTATGTGGCTTGATAGATCATAACCACCACTAAACACTTTGCCGTCATTAAAAACATATTTAGCCATTATCTACTTCTTCCCACGCTTCATTAATATCTGGTGTACTTTTATCATCTTTTTTATACGTACCGTCTTTTTTTCTAGCACGTCTTTTTTTAATTGTAGTAGGTTGTATGTGTCCACCTTTAATTAATGACTTAGCAATATTCTCATCATCAATAGTTATGGTGTCGCCTTTTACTTTATCCATAACTTTTTTATTACCAATTATCTTATATTTCGCCATTAGCTACCTTTCGTGTACACTTGTATTTCTAAATTAGCACCTACGCCGTCAACACCGTTTAAATTAACATCAGCTGCGTAATTGCTCATATTTACTACCCTTGCGTCTGTATCGCTTAGACCAAGCGTTTTATTATTATATATTATTTGTCTTATGCTTGATGATCCACTACCAGTAACAAATGCGTCTAGTTTGTCTTGTGCAGTTCTACTATCAGCACGTTGTACTGCAACTAACATATCAAATGTATAAAGATCTGTTCCACGTTGCATTGCTAAATCAAACTCTATTGCACTTGGTATAAAGATTGCTACCGGGAAGTTTATAGCGTTATCTGGAACTGTGTCATAACAACGTATGCCACTTATGTTACCAACAGTTGTTTTTAAACCGTCCCTAATCTCTGACAGTGTAGCCATTACGCCATACCATAAACTGTGCCTTTACGAAATGGTGCAATCATACGTGTAATTTCTCTGTTTTGTTGTATATTTACTACACCGAAATCGCCGACACCTGCAACGCCCAATGGTGCGTTTCTCATTGCAAATAATTCACTAGCCAACATTAATGTAGCTTGTCGTATTTGCTCTGGTACAGAAGCATAACCCCAATTAGCTGTTATTTCTGCCCTAGGTCTGTTGCTTGAAAAATCTAATGGCCATTCGTTACTACCGTCGGATATTAATTCAATAATGTAGTAAGGATTGCCTGTTATTCCACCAACTATGCCGTTTATAGGTAGCACTTGGTAGTAATTACTTGCAACGGTAACTTCATACGTTCCGTCATCATCATCATCATATTTAACAACTAATCCTGTTGTTGTACTTATATCATCTACACGAAGTCTATATGGATCGTTTGTAAAAAACTTTCTTGCCGAAGCTGATCCGTCTGCGTAGAAGTAACGACCACAAAAAGTATCAATCTGCCTACTAGCTGCATTAATTGCGTCGTCTAGTAGGTCATTGTCTTGACTATCGCTTGTTGGTATTCCAACAAACGCTTTTAATTCATTTTGAGTACAATAGCCGTTAGTTATGGACATAGGTTATTTACCTTTTTTTCGGCCTTTACCTGTGCCACCTTTCATTTTTTTACCGTAACTTTTACCTTTTGGCATAGTTACTTTTTTTTCTCTACTTTTTTTTCGGCTTTAGGTTTTGCAGTTTTTGTTTCAACTTTTCCACCTGCTGCTTTAATAGCTTTTTTAACTTCTTCAGCACGTTTTGCCTTTCCGTAGATTTCATAATGCTTTAATTCTTTCTTTAAAGCGTCTATTAAACTTTTTTTATCTTTTGCCATAATGTTCTTTCTAATGGTCAAGTGTGTCGGTTGCCCGACACACTAAAACCAATTTAATTAGAAGGTTGGTGTAACCAATCCTGTTCCAGATATTTCTGAGATACCACTTGGATATCTTCCAGAAGCAAATGCGTTGTATCCATAAACAACCATTTTTGTTGTAAGTGATCCAGCGTTTGTTTCTTCAAATTTTAATTGGAAGATGTTATCTTCAAATAAAATCATATCATCTGTTTTCATAATAAGGATACTATCCTCATTTGTTCCTGTTCCCTCGTTAGTAGGAATGTTTGCGTCGGTTATAACTGGAAGTCCTAAAAGATTTCCAACTACGTTACCGTATGCTGCTGCTTCGCCAACACCTACTGCGTTGTCTGGGTTGTTACCAGCTGGAACTACTAACGGTCTGTTAGAACTGTCAAGTCCTGCTGTAATGAAACCCCAACGTCTTGGGTGCATAACAATAGCTGTTGCCGGTGCAAATCTGTTTGAGTTTACCTCTTGGATTGCGTCGGCTAATTTAGGATAAAGTTCAGCAACAGTTGGACTTGCGTCTGTATATGTTGTTGTATTTATTGATCCTACATTTTTTATTCCTAATGGTTGCCCGGAACTTCCAGAACCATTGATCATTAAAGCGTCAAGTTTTGAATAGTAAGCTGCAACAAGGTCGCCAAAAATGATGTTTTCTAAGCTAAAGCCCGGTTGTCCACCACGCTCTAATGCTTGTCTTGAAACATCTTGTTGACCTGCAACAGTATCAACGTTTACAGTCAATAGTGTATCGTCAATGTTAGTTTCTGATACAGCTGAATTCTGTGTAGCTTGTTCTGCTGTTGTTGATCCAGTAGTAATTCTGGATACTTCTACTTTCATACCAAATGCTGGTAATGGTTTTTTAGGTACAGCGTTATATACTGCTGATCCTGCTCTTGCAATAGGTGCGTACTCATCAATTAGATATTGAGGTACGACCAATCCTGTAAAAGCACCAGTTCCAACATCTCTAGCTTCAAATTCTTGGTGTTTGCTAAGTCTTTCTTGTGCTGAAAAATCGCCACTTTGTGAACGATAAGCGTCTGCCATAAAACTATGATCGCCGCCTTTACGGTACATATCTGGTTCTACAACCTCTACGACTGCTTCCCTTTCGCCCAAGTCATCATCTTCAACACCAAGTTCTTGTCTGCTTTCTTTAATTGCTTTAAGAGTTTCAGCTGCTTCTCTTGCTTCGTCTATTTTTACGTTTAAGTCCTTGATTTCAGCGTGAAGTTCTTTTGATCTATCAAATTTAGTATCAAAATCGTCCCCTGCTTCTAATGTTTCAAGTTCTTCAACTAGACCGTCAAGTTCTGCAACTTTGCTATCTCTAGCTTCTTTTAATTTTTGCATTGTTTTCCTTTGTGTCTTGTTTTTATACTTCTGCGTAAGGTGTAATTAATAAGTGTGATACACGGCTTTAATTACGGCGTTACGTCTTATTTGCGTATGTTATCCCTTTCAAGTTGCATTTTTAACAACTCTACTTTCGGATTACTACGCTTTTTATCAACGTCGTCACTTTCAGCAACTTTATTAATAAAACTTTCTAAAACTTCTGTGGCTTGTTCGCCATTTCTTGCTTCTACTAATTCTTTATGTAGGTTATCAAGTTCAACACCTCTAAGTTTTGCACCTGCCCAAGGATTAGCCGGGTAGGTTACAACTGATACGTCAAATAACCTAGCTTCTGTTACTTCCCTGTTTTCTTCTCTTGCGTCAAAATCATCACGAATAGCTGCAAATGCAAATGACATTTCATTTAAATCGCCACGTTTCATTGCACTAGCTATTTCTGCAACTGTTGGGTTTGACGGATCAAGTTCGGCTCTTACAAACAATCCGTAGTCATCTTCTTCTAATTCTAATGTACCACTTGATGTTCTAGCCAATGGGATACCGTCGTGATTTACTAAAAACCTTACATCATCTTGTTCTTGTAATGTTTTCTTAAAAGCACCCGGTTTAATTGTTTCGGTGTATTGTCCTCTTTGATCTCTTACGCCGTAACCTTTATTGAATACAGAAGCATAACCAGTAAACAACAATGTGTCTTTATCATCATCATTACGTTGTTCTACTGCTGAAAATGTAAAACTTCTATTTTCGGTTTGTCTATCCATTTCTTTAAGAATAGTGTTGCGTTTTTGCATATCTATTGTTTGTGATATAGCAACTGCCTTATCTATTTTTTCCATAAGTTTATACCTCTTTTTTTTCTTTTTTTTGACTTTAACATTTTGTTCTTTTTTTGCTCTAGGTTCTAATGCACCCTCACTAATTAGCTGTGCAACTTTTCTATCTGCCCAATCCCCGGCTTGTGTAGGATTAGACCAAGGATTAGAACCCCACAATAAAAATGCCACGTCTGACGCTCTGTAAGTTGACGGATCATTTGGATCACTAGCTTCCCTGTCCAAGTCGCTTAAATGCCTTTTATGCCACGCACCCATTCTTACTATCTTATCTATGCTTACATCTTCGCCATTAGCCATAGAACGTGCCTCACGTTTTGTTTTATCTGTAAGTCCGTCCCCAGCTTTGTTTAAATTATCTAAACCACGTTGTGCATTTTCTTGCATAAATTTAGGTGGCTTTCTATCTACTTCCCTTTTTTCTAAATCTTGATCTACTGATTTTTCTTCTTTTTGTTTTGCTTCATTAATCAATATTGCTTGTAGCTGTTTTTCAGCTTCTTCGTGTGTTTTATGACAACCCATTATAAAACCGTCATCAAGTTTTACAACGGCGTGTCCCTCACACTCTTTATTATCCATTTGTATTTGGTATGGCATTAGTTTGGCCTTAAAACGTGTATTGAACCTGTACCAGTTGCCATAAGTCCCCACAATTCGTTATCTTGTTGTACTCTTACAACAACATCAGTATTGTTTGGTAAATGAAAACCATTAGATGTTGTAACGTCTGAAGCACCTAAATACATATTGTTGCCACTTGAATTGTGTAAATTAATTGTTTGTTCGTAATTTACACTTGAAATTATTTTTACAGCTGATGAATTATTTAAAGCAACTTGTTGACTAATCATTTGGTAGTTCGTTTGTAGGATCGTGTTGGTCTGTACCTTGTGGTTCTAATGTTGGATCAATTAAAGCACCTTGTAAACCTATATAAAACTTGTCGCCACCCTCATAAGGTTCTAGTTCCATTTTTGCCCTTGCTTCGTTTGGTGTCATTACACCAGATGATATAGCAACTTGAAAACCTCTAACCCTACTTAGTTGATCGCCACGTGCAAATTCGTCTGTATCTAATCTAACATATTGTTTACCCGGTAATAACGAACTAAAACCGTCCTCTATACGTCTAATCCACGGAAGTAGTGTATGCCTTACAAATGCAAGTCCGTTACTTTCAATATTTGAATATACGTTTGATCCGTCTTTAGATAAAAGTAAATGTGCTGGTATTCTAAATACTCTTGCTATTTCATTTACTATCTGTTCACGTGCTTTTATAAGTTCGTCCCCTGCCGAAGCTGATATAGCTTTCCATTTAAGTCCACCTGTAAGAACTGCTGGTTTTCTATTTCTTGAATGATTGTTTAACCAAGTTTCTTTTAGTACATTAGCTTGTTCAGCTGTAAGTTCTCTATCTGTTTCTAAAACGGAACTTGGTGTACCACCTTGACCATAAAACTGTGCTATGTGTCTTTCCATTGCTAATGCAAGTCCATAAGTATTTCCATTTACTCTTAATGGACTAACACCAATAAGTTGTCCGGGATATGAATACCAAGTGAAATGTAGCATATTGTTTTGTGTAATCTTGCGTTCATCTTTGCCATTAGCGTTTGTTATAAAGTAACATTTTTCGCCATACTGCATTTCTACTTTAATTTTATCTGGGTGTACTGGTGTTAACGCTACTGGTCTGTTTTGTCTATCTCTATCTACTAAAACAAATGCGTTTCCGTGCATTGCCATTGATGTAATGATTTCGTGCATTACTTGAAAGATTGTTTGGTTTACATTTGGTGTTTCTAAAAACTTTGGTTTATCTGTAAATATTGTCTTTGCATTATCATATCTAAGTGTTTTAACTGGTAATAACGCAATACTATCAGCTAATAATGAAATAGCACTAAATACTGTTGAAATACCTAATGCTGATATTTCGTTTACTTTTTCCCCGGTGTAGTTATAAAGACCACCCTCACGTAGTGCTAATAGATCGGTTAGGTTGCCTAAAGCTGCGTCCCTGTTTTCTGCTTTTTTAAATAAACTCATCTAATTGTTAAATAACTTCCTAATATCATAAACGCACCTGCCACTATGTAAGCAAGTGATGTATTTAGTGTATATACACCATAAATTATAAGACCTGCACCGACTACTTCTAGCATTGTTGTTATATAGTTAATCATAAGTTTATAATAGCAACTTCTGGTTCATCATCTAGTGGATCGGGTGCAGTTATTCTATCTAACATCATTACCATTGCAATACAACTATCTATCTTTCTTTTTGATCTACCTTTTGATAATCGCCAACCCATATCGGTTGTTCGTTGTGCAGCTGACATAACTTGATCTGTAAATGTTGGATCGCCATTATGCCTTACTTTATTGTTAGCAATCAAGTCATAAGCATTACCACACGCCGGTATCATTCTTGAATGAGTTTGTGGGAAGTTAACCATTGGTACACCCCGGTCTAACAATACTTGTGCTGAACGTTCAAAAAATGCTGGATCGTATGCTACTTCCTGTACTCTATACTTTTTCATAAGATCAACAACAAATGCTTCTATTTCTTGATAATCCATAAAATTTTCATCTTGTGGTAGCCATATCTTTGCTTGTGTATAAATTACGTCGTTTTCATCTTTTTGTCCGTACACTATGGCAACGCTATCGTGTCTAAGTGCCATATCAATACCAACAAACAACGGTCTATCTGGACTAAGTGTTAATTCTGTATCTTCACACGCTAACCATTGTTCTATTTCAATCCAACTTTCTTCATCTGTTCTAGTCCATTGATTTAAGTGATAACGTTGAAATTCATTTATTGGTAAAGATTTCATTCTACGTCTTAGGTTTTCTATTGGCCACCAGTCATTAGGTATAGCCGGGTTTACTTTTTCCCATATTTTTTCATCTTTTGGATTATCTTCTTCATTTGCACCAATCCACTTAAAATAAAACTCTGGATCTTTTTGTTTACCTTTTTCTTTCAAAATGCCACGTTGATACATACGACCTGCCATACTATCTAAATCGTGTCCTGCTGTTGTAATGTTTAGCACTAAACCGTCTTTACGTTTTGCTGTGTTGTTTGATAAAACGTAATGTACACGTTCTAAGTTAATATTATTCCATTCGTGTATTTCATCAGCTATGAAGCAACTATTACGTCCACCGTCTGCTGTTCCTGCTTTTGCTGCAACTCTAAATGCTCTACCCGGTGCATTCTTAACTTGTATTTCATTTTCAAACGTTTCAACCATATCTCGTAAAAAGATACTTTCAGTACACATAGTTTTCATAGTTCCAAATACTAGGTTTGCTTGTTCATAACTTGCAGCAGCTACGGCAACAAGTGGGGAAGTGACACCACTACCAAGTAATTCGTACATTCCTATTGCAGCTGCTAAAGCTGTTTTACCGTTACCTTTTGGTAATCCAATTAATGCTTCTCTATATTTTCTTTCGCCATTATCTTGTACTTCATATAGATCGTATATAATTGCTTTTTGCCAATCATCTAGTTTAAACGGTTCGCCGTAAAAATCGCCCTCGCCGTGTACGCAAAACTTCTCTATAAACTTAACTACTCTTGCACCCCTAGTTTCTGGTAAGCTAATCATTTTCGTTTTCTTTACAACTACAATGCAAACTACATTCGCAACATAAATTAACGTGGTTTATATTTTTACTCATCATTGACACACATTTTACAAATTATTTTTGTATCGTCTTGATCATAAAACAAATCGTAACATTGTTCACACATAAGTATGTATTCAACTGCACCACTCATTGTAAACACCTACTACACGTGTCTGACCACTTAGCATAAAAGTATTGATTACAATTTTT